AGTTATAAGATTCAGTTAACTTAGTTAACATTTTTGATTTTATTTCACCGAAGTTTGACATTTTTTTATTGATTTAATATATCTTTTAATTTATTTTCTATTTCATAAATATTCTGTTGCGCTTTATCGTAATCAAATAAATCATTTAATTTATTATCATCACCCAATAAACTTAGAATATTGTTCTTTTTTGTTTCATTTTCACTTAATGGTGATTCACCTCCCGATGGTGGAGGTGGTGGTGCTCCACCCATATCGGCACCCATTGCTCCACCTTCAGGTGTTTCTCCACCCAAAGTTCTTTCACTTTCTGGTACACCGTATTTACTATCTACATCATCAAATACACCAGAACGTTTAATAACATTTTGAGTGTTAGTTAATTCAAATCCTATTGCTCTTTCGAGTCTTTGTTGTTGTAAATCTAACATAACTTCAGAATCACTCATACCTAAGATATTTTTCTTAGCCCAAGTGTGAGATACCGGAAGAATACCAACTTGAGATTGGTCTGATGTTGCATCTTTATATAATTGTACTTTTTCTTTCCATTGTTCAATTCTTAATAAATCAGATTGTGCCGATGGATTTGTTAACGATAATGAAAAATTATTTAATTCATCCTCTAAACCAAGAAGGTAAAGGTGAATCAACGCTATTTTATTTAATTCTTGAACTAATGATTTTTGGATACGATTAATTGTTCTTGCGAAACGAATATCCATCAATGCTAATGTTTTACCGTCACCAACAACCTCCTCAAAACCTAAGAATGCTTTAGGTATTCTTAATGCTGCCAACATTTTCTTTTGTATGTATTCAATATCCGCAATTTCACCTAAGTTTTGTGCTCCCGGTAACGTTTCAATTGGACTTGTTTGAGCGGCATCACGAACAGGAATGAAAAAATCTTGGTCTACTGCCATTTGATTGTATCTCATATCCACTTGTCCGTTTCTTGAATCAACTACTTGGTCTCTTTTGAATTTATTAGCGACACGTTGTACGTACGCTTCAATATCCTTATCATCCATGTTACCAACGAATACTTTGAATACACGTCTTTCGGGTGCTCTTGTTGTTCTATAAATCAACATAGCATCTTCCGCAAGAAGCAACTGTTTCCAAATTCTTCTAATTTTATCCAACATAGATGTACCATAAGGTAATTTTCTATCGTCACCTAATAATCTAAAGTGAGCAATTTCCCATGCTTGAAATTCGATATCTTTGGTTTTCCAATTAAATCTCAATTCTCTTGATGGTAAAGTCATTGAACTTTGTTGACCCGGTGATTTTGCTTCTTTTCCCTCAAGTCTTTCAATCTCAACATTTGGTAATTGTTGACATCCAACAATACCTTTTTCTGGGTCTATTTTTAAATAAACAAAGTCGTCACCATACTTGCACATACCTCTCGTCCACATCTGTAGATTGGTGTTTAAGTCTAATCTATTTTTAAATAAATCTTCTAAAATTTCTTTAACTCTTGTTGATTCTGAAAATATGGTAATAAGTTCACCTTTTTCGGATAGTGTTGTTGATTCTTCAGCATAAATGTCAAGTGCTGCCGATATCTCAGGAGTAAACTCCATACTTTCGTAATCATAATATGCGGACATTCTGGTTGGTTCATAATAAACCGATTGATTATATAGAGATTGGTCTAATTTAGTCCATTTATCTGCAATATAATTTGACTGTTGTGCTTGTAATAAACTTTTTTCGTATTCTTCTCTACTACTTGTTTTTAGTATCTCGTCTTTATTAAAATTATAAGACGGAGTGTCTTCAGGTTTCACCTTATTTGGATAACCAAACATTTGTGTGAGTCTCTGAAATACTGTTTTATTGTCTGTTGTAGCCATGTATATAAATAGTTTTGATTTAGAATATAAGTATTTTAATTATTATAATAAAGGATTATCGTTTTTTACCAAACAACCATGAGTATTCTTTATATTGTTCCTTTGTTGCACTATTTTGTTGTGGAAATGCCGGATGGTTATCCATACCCATAGAACCAATTTGGTCAAATGCTGTACCATAAGAATAAAAAGACTTATTTGGTTCATACGTTCTTTCGGTAACTGTCCACGATTCCAACATCGCTTTATTTGATGCTTCACTTCTTTGTAATTGATTAAAACACATATCTCCAGCATAAAGTGCCATTGATAAACTCATTATTGAATCATCATGGGCTCCCTTCATGTGGTCAGGTCTACCATTCATGTAAACAAAGGTGTTCAATTCATTTAATAAACGACTTGACCTAACTAAGAAACCTTTTCTAAGTTGTTCTTCAAATGCTGCAACAATTTGTGTTCTTTTATTGTTAAAATTCAATCCCGGAATTTTCTCCATGGCTTTTGAATTGTATTCCCATATATTTTTAGTGTTAACCCCATCAATATAAAGATTCTTGTAATTTAATTCTTGTAATTTCCTTGATGTCGCAACACCCATACCTCCGGTGATATCAATTACAATGAAGGCATCATATAATACACCCCATTTATATGCAACGGACGCTAAATCATCGGGTGGTATTTTACCGATATATTCGGCGACCTGTTCTCTATCATCAAAATCAACTATATTAATTGAAGAAAAGTCCTCACTATCTCCCCTACTTACGTCCACACCCATAATATATCTGTGACCTTGAATAGGTTCTTTCCAATGCCAAAATGTACCTTGCATGTATTTTTCCTTTGGTACTCGAATCATATTCTTTGCAATATTTTCCTGTATTTCACCTGGAATAACACCATCTCCTGAACCTAAAAAGTCACACTCTAATTCTTGTGCAATTTTTCTTCTATCGTATTTGAATTTTTTAGACATGGATTCAAACCATGACGAATAGGGTTTATAACCTAATTCGTGTAACTCTTCGTATTTTTCAATATCAAAGTCATAAAGAACAACATCATCATCGATATACTGTTCTCTATTTAACATGTAATGAACGATATCACTACACTTAACCCATTTTAGGTCTTTAGTATAACGAGGGTCTTTAAACCATCTTAAATCTGTTATATGAAAATCATTTATACCTCGAATTGCTTGGTCATATACACCATAGTAAATTGGGTCATAACCGTTAGGTGTTGAGATAAGAATAATCTTACCACCCGTTGATAAGGATGCCATGGATGCCGCCCAAAAATCATCACCGGCTTCAATGTATGCAGCCTCGTCAAATACTAAAATAGTTGGAGTGTAACCACGTAACGCATCCGCAGATGTTGCAACGGCTTTAACCTCACATCCATTATTTAATCTAAATCTACTTTCTGAGTTTTTATCAGGAGAGAACCCAACGTTAATCCATGATGGCCATTGGTCTAAGAAATTTCTAACTTTGTTAGCCATCTCAATTGCCGTATCTCTTTTGTTTGCGATAATAAGAACCCTTTCTGGATTTTCAGGTTTTGCTAATTGTAATATTTTAGAAATCCAAGCTGCGGTTACCGTTGTTACACCGGCCTGTCTATATTTTCTTGTGATATTCTCATTGTAATCCTCATAGTCTTCTAGCAGTTGAATTTGGTCAGGAAACAATTCCAATGGAACATATTTTTTTTGTGTATTATCGAAAGTCTGTAGATATGTTTTTAAAGCATATGGGGTATCTTTCATGATACGAGCATACTCTTTAAGTTGTTCTATTTTTGTGTTCATATATATAAATACAAAAAAAGGGGGTAAAAACCCCCTTCACTATTTATTCAGTTGTAATTTATTATTATTCATCATCATCGTCGTCATTCGATAATTCAATACCTAAATCACCTAAAAGATTTCTCATATCATCATCAGTAAAATCATCCGCAACATCATCTAAATCATCATTAAATGCAGCCATCGCAGTTTGGTAATCTTGGTCTCTAAGTAATTGTTCAATTCCTAACATTAATTCATTCATTAATCTTTTACCATTTTCAGAACCTGAAACAACCTCCTTTGCAAATACCAATAAATTTTTTGCTGGTAATTTGAATATTGTCATTAGTAATCTATTCTGTAGATGCATCTTATTTACATCAGTTAGGATATCTTCAGGGAATTGTTTTCTCATTCTTTCCCATATTGCAGGTCCTAATCTCAAATCCCATACCTCTTTTTCAAAGGTATCTTCAGATTGTTGTACGGCATTAAAAGTTTCCAAATCATCTGGGTCACCATGGTATGAAATTAATTCCATTACCGCTTTAACTAATTCGTGAACAAGTGCTGGAAAATTAACAGCTTCTACCGTTATTTTAGGAGGAGTGGAATTTCTATCTACTTTTTGTTTACCAGCCATTCTTGGTTCACCTCCTTCTCCACCCATCATCTTTTTCATTTGTTCGTCACTTAATTGCCAATAAAGTGTATCGTTAATTGACATTAAAATACCATATTGGTTTATTAAGTTTTCAGAACCGGTAATCTCCTCAATTTTATCAGGAACATAATGATACATGTAGTGACCCTTTTTTGATGCACCTTGTATCATACTATTAATAAATCTTCTTTTCGCTTTTTCTAAATCAAGTTTTTCCAAGTCATTCATTAAATCCTCCTCAACCTCAATATTTACTTCGGGAGCATTTTGTTGTTGACCTTGTTCTCTATTAAAATCACTTGAATCAATTTCACCTGAATTAAGAATTTTAACATCAAACTGTAACTTATTTACTTTTTTTCTAGTTGTTCCATTTGTTTGATACGTATATGCCATATATACACCATCAATAAATTCAACACCTGCACCCCCCTCAATCTCCTCCGGATTAAAAACATTCAGTTCTTTTACAACTAAATCGACTGACAATTTTTCTAATTCTCTTCTATGTGCTCTTTCAGTTTGTACAATTTGATTATGAGCCGTCATCATCATCTGAGTTAATGGCATTATATCATTAATAGTCCTAAGAGGTGTGTTAATACCCGTATATTGTCTTAGGTTATTAATTACTTGTCTATATCTTTCAGATGCTAAAAGTTCTTGGAAATTTTTGTTTGGTTCATCACCTGTCTTAGGAAAGGGGATTTTCTTCAATGGAGTATCTCCCTGAGCTAGTTTATTTTGTATACCTTGGTCAGGTCTATCTTGTGTATCGAAATCCATTGCCATCTCTTCTAAATTTTCTTTAATCAAAGATAACAAACTTTTTTTACTAAATTCCATTTTTAATTCTTTTTTTTTCAGCCAACGCTTTTGGATTGTGGTTAGGTCCTGGTTTAGGACTAAATGGGTCATCAGTTTTAGGTTTTTCTGTTGGTCTTTCTCTAACAGGTCTTTCTCTAACAGGTGTTTCGGTTTCCCTTTCCTTTTCTTTCTCTTTGGTTGATGATGACATGATTGAATCATAAGTCATAAACTCAGGAACACCGTTGTGTCCAATCTTAGCTTTTCTTGGCATTGGTTTTGACGTTTCCATTACCTTCTCATTAATAATACCCATAATATCTTTTTTAGATGTGAATTTTGTAAATTTACTTTCCGCCAAAGATAACACCCATTCTTTTATTTCCGTATTTTCTTTTTTTCCTTTTACGTTTTTTGTTTTCTTTCCATGTTTTTTATCTTTACATGTACATTCTTTCATCCCACAAATAGGACAAACATCTTCTTTACCTTCGTAAGTTTCAATAGTTTTACCTTGTTTTTTTGCGTTTGCGATGTCCACGGCAGCGGTTGGAGCATTTGCTTTAACCATAACACTTTCGTTAAATAGTGTTTTACATAAGGTTTTAAGTTCGTTATCACTCATCATAATGATGGTATTTCTATTAAACCCCTCCGATAATAATTTTCTTACAAATTCTTTTCTTGTTGTCATGATATTTTAAATTTTAATTCTTGTTTTTCTAATTTTAAATCTCTCGATTTTAGTTTATCTATTACTTTTTCAAATGACTCACCAAAACGGAAAAATAATCTATCCTCCACCATATCGAAATTTGATTTTTCCCAAGCCATAGCGATTATACCATCTACAGCATCAATAACACCGAAATAGTCAGAATTTTGTATCAATTCAAAAACTACGTCGGTGTCACGTAAAAGACCAACTTGGTCTATATATTTTACATCGGGAGATTTAGGACTTACTGTTGATGAGGCTGGTATATCAAACCATTCTTCCATGTCAATTTCAGTACTTTCACTAAAAATGAATTCGTACTGTTTTTGACCTTTATAATCTGAACCTATCTCATTAACATATATTAGACGCATCTTACTTGAAGTATTTTCCTAAAGTTTCAGATATACTCTTATTAATTTCATTCTTAATTTCGTCCAAATCCAATTCTTTAGTTATGTCCCCTTCATTTGGTGTACCTAAATCGGCATATTTTGATAGGTCTATTTCTTCATCTTGAACTGCTGGCATATTTAAGAAATTTTCTAATTTATCCATTGTCTCACCCAATTCTTCATCACCTGTTGGTTCTGATGGGGTTGTTTCATCATCCGCAGGAACATCGTCCATTTCAACGTCAGAATCCGCATCTTCTTCTACATCTCTATCAAATTTCTTTCCGATTTCTTCAATGTCATCATCCTCAAGTTTGTTCAAATCGACAGCCGAAATAATCATGTTAAGTACGTATTTAATATCGTCACTTTCCATTTTAGATTTTTGGTCTCTCAATTCTTGCCCCAATTTACCTGAAAACTTTTGAACTTCAGCCATATAATCTGAAGGTTTCGCTTCACCACCCATTTCATCTGGTACATTACCATCTGAAGGTGGCATTTCTCCACCCATATCAGGTGTTGGTTCAGCCGGTGGCATTTCTCCACCCATATCATCAGCCGGTGGCATTGGTTCAGATTCTGGTTTATTTTGTTTTAAAACATATTTTGTAGATTCGTTCAATTCCGAACTACTTAATAAGTTCATTCTTTTATCAGCATCCGCATATGAACTAAATCGGTTTTTGTTTTTCATGAAAAGACCACCGATATAATCAAGTGTGTTTTCATTCAATCCTTTTTTTACATAGTAACCGTCTTTTTCTTTAACGATACCAAAAACACCGTTTGATGATTCTGATATACGTTCAACTTTAGATGTTGGTGAATGTGATGACGTGGTATTTTGTTTATTACCGTAATAGGTCAACTCAAGGATACGCTTAAGTTTATCGTCCCCGTTAAGTTTTTCACTTCCTAGTGGTTTTAAGTCTGCCATTTTTGTTAATTGTTAAATATGTTATTTTTCGTTATCCTATAAATACATGCATATAGGAAAAAAATTTAAGTTTTCTATTGTGGGAGGGACAATTTATTATTTCTAATAGATGTTTTTATATTCATTAGTTTCTGAATATATCCATTTCTTCTTAATAATTTAAATGTTAGGTTCTCATATGAGTACTCCCCACCCCTTTCTAACCCGCTCTGTCTAAACTTTTTTATTTTTAATTTTAATTCGTTTAAATCTTTTGTAATGTCATTACTCTGTTCTGATTTTTCAGAAAGGTCGTCAATTAATTTTGCGTATTCCTCACCTTTTTCAAGGATTTTTCTGTCATCAATTTTTGGATTTGATTTCTGAGGTTCAATAACCCATTCATTATTTAATATTGAATAAACACCCGACGATAAATGTTTTTCATCCACGTCTTGAACATATAACTCAACATCAAAACCTTTAATTTTAATATTGGTTGTATCATTCCATATAATTTTTTTACTGTCAAAAAATTCTTTTACTATTTTATTATACACGGATGTTTCTACTTTGTTACCGTCAAATTCATCTAAATCAATTAGTATGTGTAAATCCACATCCGAATATTTTGACCAATTATAGTTTGATAATGAACCGGTTAAAACAATGTCAAATACAAAAAAATCAATACCAATAAATTCTAAAAATTCATTAGATATCTCTAATAATTTTTTTCTTATTTCATCTTTTAATTTATAGTTACCATTATCATTTGAAAAAATAGTATAGGGCAAAGAATCTTTTGACCTAAAAGATTTAATAATCTCTTTGTCAACATCTTTATCTTCTATTAGTTCTTCAAATAAACTCATTGTACCTTTTTATATTTAAATGTTTTTGAAATGTTTCCGTTAAAGTATTTTCCCTGTGATTCGGCCATTCTGAACTTAGTGAAAGTTTCCCACGGAACTTTTTCATACTCATAAATAGAGCCGTTATTAAATTCCATCAACAGAGTTTCATCCTCTGTGTTGAACTTTGCTGATTTAAGATTTGATGATGAGATAGTCACCTCAATCATCTTACCCTCAATTTTTTCTGATATAATACCCATAGTATAATTTTTGTGATAATATACACAATAAATATCAAATAAAAAACCAATAATGTTGACTACTTGTAAATGAAAATTTATCCATAACTTGTTTTTTAAACAAATTTTTAGTATTTTTGTAAAAATTATAAATAATATGTCAGTAGATTTTTTCGAAGAGGGACCAGTTTCAAACCCTAAAAGAACCAAAAAAGGTTCAACCACACCCATTCTTGATAATTTTTCAAGAGACCTCAATAAGTTAGCTGAGGAAGGTAAAATTGACCCAGTTATTGGGAGAGACAAAGAAGTTAAACGAATTGCTCAAATTCTTTCAAGAAAGAAGAAAAACAACGCAGTTATTGTTGGTGATGCTGGAGTGGGTAAATCCGCATTAGTTGAAAAACTCGCATTAATGATAGTAAAAGGGGAATGTCCCACTAATCTTTTAGATAAACGAATAATGTCACTTGACTTAACTTCGTTGGTTGCCGGTACAAAGTACAGAGGACAATTTGAGGAGAGAATTAAGGCTATTTTAAATGAATTACAAAACGAACCAAATGTTATTATATTCATTGATGAATTACACACAATGGTTGGTGCGGGTAACGCAAGTGGTGCAATGGATGCGGCTAATATACTTAAACCAGCATTAGCGAGAGGTGAGATGCAATGTATTGGTGCAACAACATTTGATGAGTTTAAAAAACATATTGAAAAAGACGGAGCACTTGTTAGAAGATTTCAAAAAATTATTCTAAAAGAACCAACAATAGGCGAAACCACTCAGATTTTGGATAATTTGAAGTCTTCATATGAATCATTCCATAAAGTACATTACGATGAAGGTGTTATTGAAACTATTGTAAAATTATCTGATAGATATATAACCGATAGACAGTTTCCCGATAAAGCAATTGATGTAATGGATGAGTTGGGTTCAGATAAAAAAATTAATACAAAAATACCAGATTCAATTGAAAAATTGAAGAAAGAATCGGATGAAATAAAAGAAAGAAAAATCCAAGTAGTAAGAAGTCAAAATTATGAACAAGCAGCAAAATTAAGGGATGAAGAAAGAAAAGTAATCGCCAAATTGGACGATGAAAAACTTAAATGGCAGGAAAAACAAAAAGACAATAAAACACCAATTAGTGTTGATGATGTTTATGCTATTATATCTCAAATGACGGGTGTCCCAATAAGTAAATTAGATAGTAGAGAAACTGAAAATTTATTAAAAATTGATGAGAGATTAAAATCTAAAGTAATTGGTCAAGATGAAGCAATTGGTATTATTTCAAAAGCCATTAAAAGAAATAGAGTAGGTATTAAAGATGCAAATAAACCCATTGGTTCTTTTATCTTTTTAGGTTCTACAGGTGTTGGTAAATGTATTTGTGGTGACACAGAAATGACTGTTAGAAACAAGGTAACTGGTGAGATAAAAATAATAAATATAAAAAATATCATACCCAACACCAATTAATCCTAACTTTTTAAAACTTCATGATATTTATTATAAAATAGATGTTATGAAGATAAAAACAAGTAAAGGTGTTAAGGAGTCGTATGAAGTTTTTTCAAATTTGGAAACTTTAAAAAACTATGTTTTAAAATTAGATAAAAATATACGATACGATAACGAAATAATAAAAAAAGAAATTGAATCTTTGATGATTAAACTAAAAGAACAAGAGGGTGTTGTTTCGTTATCGTTGATGCGTGGGTGGTTTGTTAAAAATTATAGTTTTAAAACTAAAAAGTGGGGTGAATTGGAATATTGGATTGAACGTGGTTGGAGTTATGATAATGCTTTGGTTGAATTGGGTAGGCGTAACCAGGAAATTAAACAAAGAAATCGATTATGCGAAGAATACTGGGTAAATAAAGGATATTCAAAAGAAGAATCAAAATTAGAGATTTCAAAACAACAAAAAAAATCATCTAAATGTGTTAAAACTCGTCACGGAAAATCTAAAAAGATGTTAAGAGAAAAGGGTTATAGTGAAGAAGAAATAAAACGTATTTGTTTAACACCATCAAATACTGAATTCTGGGTTAATAAGGGGTATTCTGAAAATGAGTCAAAAGATATTATCAACAAAAACCAAATAAACGCAGCCAAACAAGTTAATTTTGAAAAAAGGATAATACCATCTAATATTGAATATTGGATAAATAAGGGGTATTCAAAAGAAGAGTCGAGACAAAATGTGTCAGAACATCAATCAACTTTTAGTCTTGATAAATGTATATTAAAATATGGTGAGGAAAATGGTAAAAAACGTTTTACTGAAAGACAAAATAAATGGTTAAATTCATTATTGACTAATGGTAATATGGTTATTGGATATTCTAAAATATCTCAAGATTTGTTCTATAAAATTTTAGAAATGTATGATATTAGTGATAGGGATAAAATTTATTTTGCAACACATAATAGTGAGTTCAAATTAGATAAAAAAGAAGGGGGTGTTTGGTTATATGATTTTACCGATATTAAAAATAAAAAAATAATTGAGTTTCATGGTGACATGTTTCACGGAAACCCAAAAAAATATAATAGTGTGGATAATCCACACCCATTTAGAAAACACATTACAGCACAAGAAATGTGGGATAAAGATAAACGAAAATTAGATATTGCGTTTGAAAACGGTTTTGAAGTGTTGATTATATGGGATTCAGAATATAGATGGGGTAATAAACAAGAAATAATAAATAAATGTGTCTCGTTTCTAAATAAAAATTAGTATCTTTGTAAAAATAAAAATAAAATGAGTAGAATTGAAGAAATTAAAAAAAAAATTGGTAAATCAGATAATGTTTTATTATTTGATAAACATGAATTAGAGTCTTTAAAAAAGATTACTAAAACAACCAAAATTAGTGAGTACGAAGTTTTAACTGATGATGGTTTTGTTGATGTAGAAGCGCTTCATGAGACAATACCATATGAGGTATTCCATTTAAAGTTATCGGATGGTAAAGAACTTAAATGTGCGGATAATCACATAGTATTTGATGAAAATATGAATGAAGTTTTTGTTAAAGATTTAGTTATTGGGGATAGAATCATGGTTGATGAGGGTAAAAAATCAATTGTAATCCATAATGAACAATTAGGATACGAAGAGGTTATGTATGATTTAGAATTGAAAGAAGGTTCTAATAGAAGATATTACACCAATGGAATTTTATCACATAACACATATCTTGCAAAATCAATCGCAGAGATTTTATTTGGTGACCCAGAAAAGGTTATTAGAGTTGATATGAGCGAATTCATGGAAAAACATAATGTATCAAGATTAATTGGGTCTCCTCCGGGTTATGTTGGTTATGAAGAAGGTGGTCAATTAACAGAGAAAATTAAAAATAACCCATTTTCTGTGGTTTTATTTGATGAAATTGAGAAGGCTCACAAAGACGTGTTTAATATTTTATTACAAATACTTGATGAGGGTCATCTAACTGATTCATTTGGTAGAAAAGTTAATTTTACAAATACAATTATAATTATGACCTCAAATATTGGAGCTAAAAAGGTATCCGATTTTGGTGGAGGAGTTGGTTTTACTACATCATCAAGTGAGACCCAAAAATATGAAGTTAGAAAGAGTATCATACAAAAATCACTAAAACAACAGTTTAATCCTGAATTTTTAAATAGAATTGACGATGTAATCTTGTTTAACAAATTAGATAAGGATGTTATGAATAAAATCATACAAATTGAATTAAACAAACTTGTTGATAGACTTAAAGAAAAGAACTTTAACATTACTTTTGATAAAACAATAATTTCTCGTATTGCAGAACTTAATACCCAAGAAGATTATGGAGCAAGACCAATTAAAAGAATCATTCAAAATCTTTGCGAAGACTTTTTAAGTGATGAAATTTTAAAGGGTACAATTAAGGAAAAAACTAATGTTACTTTAAAAATAAAAGACGAAGAAATAAAAATTTTTAAAAAATAGTATTAAATTTTATATGTTTATATTCACACATTGGAAATTTTTACCGAAATTCTTTTATTTTTTTTAGTCTATGGTGTTAAAACCACAAAATGACCTCATAAATCCCCAACTTTTCTGTTGGGGTTTTTTATTTCAAAAAATTTACGTATATTTGTAAAATATGAAGAAATACACATACTTTCTTGCGTTTGTTGCAATAATTGCAATGAGTGCATGTGGTTCAAATGAATCGACCACAGAAACAGGAAAAACAGATTCAACTAGTGTGTCAATGGACACTACTGTAAAACAAATTATGGATTCTACAGTGGTATCAAAAGACAGTACTAAGTAAATTAATGAGTGCTCACTACTACGTGTGGTAATGTGAGTTAAATGTATTGATTGTGACACCACAGCTCGTTTTTTTTATTAAAAATAATTATGGATATGGAATATACAAAAGATTTAATATTATTAAGGGGAATACCCGGTTCGGGTAAAACAACATTAGGTGAGGTTATCTTACACATGCCCAACAATCAACTAAAACCATTATCCGATGATGATTACTTTATTGATGAGTCAGGGAGTTACAATTTTGATGCAACAAAATTAAAAGAGGCACATAATGACTGTCATCAAAGATGTTCTCATCTTATGCAAAATAGTGTTATGAAAATTGTGGTTTCGAACACTTTTACCCAAGAATGGGAAATGCAATCATACTATCAAATGGCTGAAAGATATGGTTATCGAGTACATAGTGTTATTGTTGAAAACAGACATGGGGGAATTAATGAACACAATGTACCAGAAGAAAAACTTTTACAAATGAAAAATCGTTTCGAGGTAAAATTATAAAATGATTGAGAAATTAGAACAATATCACAAAGATGGTTTGTTACAAAAACAAATCCACCCAACTCTTGATTTAACCATATGGAATTATAGTGTTTCAGTTCAATATGAAAGATTGTGGGATGAAATAACTGTGCAATGTCGTGGTCTTGTTACTAACAGTAAAGGTGAAATTGTTGCAAGACCATTCACTAAGTTTTTTAATTATGAAGAATTAACACCTGAAGAAATACCAAATGAATATTTTGATGTCTACGAAAAAATGGATGGTTCTTTGGGTATATTATTCAATTACCAAGACGAATGGATTTTAGCAACGAGGGGTTCATTTACTTCATCACAATCAATAAAGGGTCGTGAATTACTTGAGAAATACGATTATAATAGATTGAATCCCGATTACACCTATCTATTTGAAATCATTTACTCCGAAAATAGAATCGTGTGTGTTTATGACTTTGAAGACTTAGTTTTATTAGGAATGGTTCATACACTAACAGGTGACGAAGTTAATATCCATTACACCGACAACTATGATATTCGTTTAAAAAATTTATTGAATAACATTGGTTTCAATATTGTCACTCTATACAAAACATGGGGAGAGGGATTTGATGAATTAAAAAATGATATATCGAAAGATAAAGAAGGTTATGTAATTCGTTTTAAAAATGGTTTTCGAATGAAAATTAAAGGAGAGGAGTATGTTCGTCTTCATCGAATTATAACCAACATATCTAACCGAGATATATGGGAGTATTTGAAAGATGGAAGACCATTAGATGATATACTTGATAAAGTACCCGATGAATTTTATGATTGGGTTAAACAAACTAAAGAAGAGTTGTTAACTCAATTTGAAACATTAGATAAAGAATACCAATGGATATTCAAAATAATAAACAGAGTTCCCGGTATTGAAAATAGAGGAGTATTTGCGTCTTTTGCAAAAAAGTATAAACACCCAAATTTATTATTCAATATGTTAGACGGTAAGGATTATTCAGAACAAATATGGAAATTACTATACCCACCGTACTCTAAACCATTTAATAAAAATGAAGATAATTAGTAAAAAAAATTACACAATGAAAAAAAGAATTTATTTAGATGACGTTAGAACCCCAATTTTACCAGAGGAATGGGTGGTTGTTAGGAACTATGAGGAATTTGTAGATAAGATAACCGAAATAGGGTTAGAAAATATTGAATTGATTTCATTAGACCATGACTTAGGGGATAGTGCAATGAAAGAATGGCACAAAAATGTTTATCATAACTATACATTGAACTATGATAATATTACCGAAAAAACTGGTATGGATTGT